GTCATCTGTACGCGACCGCAGGTATTAGGTCGCAGATTGGGTCAAGAAAATGGGAAAACGAGGACCGGCACCAACACCCACGAGTCTCAAGAAATTGAGGGGGAACCCGGGGAAGCGGGCGCTACCGAAGGATGAACCGAAACCATCCACGGAACACGTCCCGTGTCCGGCGTTCTTGACCAGCGGTGCCAAGGGTGAGTGGAAACGGATTGTCCCGGAACTCAAGCGGTTGGGGTTGCTCACCAAGGTGGATCGGTCGGCTTTGGCGGCGTACTGCCAGCACTGGGATGAGTTCAGAAGGGCAACGATAGAGATAGAGGCGGCCGGTGCGGTGGTTCAAGAGGGTGACAAGAACCCCATCGTCAGTCCTTGGATAACGATACGCAACAGAGCATCCGAACTAATGAACAAATATATCCAACAGTTTGGGTTCTCACCATCGTCGCGTGTGGGGTTGTCGAGCGTTGAGAAGGTGAAGGAAGAGGGCGTCAAAGAGTTTCTGTATGGAGACTGAGTTCAGGGAAGACACGGAAGCCGGTGACCGAGTAGTCAAGTTCTTTAAGGACTACTTGCGGCACAACAAGGGTGAGTGGGCGGGGCAACCGTTTGAGCTGTCCGAGTGGCAGGAGCACGGTGTCATTCGTCCAATTTTCTCTTGGAAACGGCAAGACGGCACCCGGAAAGTCAGAACGGCTTGGATAGAAATCCCGAAGAAGAACGGAAAATCGACTTTAGCGTCAGGGCTGGCGGCATATATGTTGCTGGCCGACCGTGAGATGGGCGCTGAGGTCTATTGCGCTGCGTGTGACAGGGACCAGGCTAGAATCGTTTTTAACGCGGCTAAGGCGATGATAAAGGCAAGTCCCATCGCCGACGAATGCAAGATACATAGGGACAACATTAGCAATGAGCGGACTGGTTCATTTTATCGGGTTCTGTCTAGCGACTATAACACGGCAGATGGCATTAACGCTCATGGACTGATCTTTGATGAGATACACAGGCAGAAGAACCGGGAACTGTGGGATGTTCTGGAATTCTCGACAGCGGCGCGTCGGCAACCTCTGAAGATCATTATCACGACAGCTGGTGCATACGACCCGACCAGCATCTATCAAGAGTTGCATGACTACGCAATGAAGGTGCGAGACGGGACCATTGACGACCCGTCTTGGTTTACCTATTGGCGCGGCGCTGAAGAGGATGACGACTGGGAGTCGGAGGAAGTCTGGTACCGAGCGAACCCGGAACTAGGCCGAGCCAAGAAGCTGGAGTCAATGCAAGAGGCGTACGCGAAAGCGAAGGAAACGCCAGCGAACCAGAACAATTTTAAGAGGTTGCACTTGAACATAGTCACCGCGCAGGTGACCAAGTGGCTGGATGTGCCGACCGACTGGGACCCGTGCGGCGAGGAGTATGGCGAGGACAAACTACACGCACTCAACTGCTATGGCGGATTGGACCTCTCGGCTACGACGGACTTGACCTCGCTTAACCTCGTGTTCCCACCGTGTGGGAGTTTCGATAAGTACCACACCTACTCATATTTCTGGTTGCCAGAGGATAACTTGCGGAAACTGTCACAACGTGACCGCGTTCCGTATGACGAATGGAAGCGGTTGGGATGGTTGCGAACCACACCGGGCAACGTGGTTGATTACTCGTTCATTGTCGCTGAGATACGGGACCGACTGACTGAGTTGTTCAACATCCAGGAAATCGCCTACGACCCGTGGAATGCAACGCAGGTGGCTAACGATCTCTCTGACGTGGTTGAAATGGTTGAGTGTCGGCAGGGTTTCTACTCAATGAACGAACCGACCAAAGCCACAGAACGGCTGATATTGCAACGGGAACTAGTCCACAACCAGAACCCGATTCTTCGATGGAACATGGCGAATATGGTGGTTCGGTCTGACCCGGCAGGCAACGTCAAACCAGACAAAGAGAAGGCAACGCAGAAGATAGACGGTGTGGTGGCGATGATAATGGCGATAGGCAGGGCGACCGTTCACTACCAAGCCGAGGGGAGTAGCGTCTACGAAGGAAGAGGAATACTCACGCTCTGATGCCAATATTGAAGACGCTGCGGAACTGGTGGGAACAGAGGTACACGCTCGCTGACGGAGACCCGGTTATACAAGAGTTGTTGGGTGCTAAGGGTACATCGGCTAGCGGGGTCAAGGTCAACGCAGATGCGGCACTAGGGCTTGCGGCGGTCTACTCGTGTGTAAACGTACTTGCTCGGACCTTGGGGGCCACGCCTCTTAAGGTATACGAGCGGCAGCAACCGAGAGGCAAGAAAGAGGCGAAGGGCCACCGACTATACGACCTTTTACACGTATCGCCGAACCCAGAGCAAACGGCGTTCTCGTGGAAGGAGACGATGCAAGGGCATCTCGCCTTGACTGGAAACGCTTACTCTGAACTGGTCTACAACAACGGCGGCGAACTTGTCCAGATATGGCCACTAATACCGCAGAACGTTAGGTGTGAGCGGGTTGGGAAGAACCTATTCTATTTTGTCCGGGTGAACGATAGAGAGCATCGGTTGCCAGCGCACCGCGTGCTACACCTACGCGGGTTGTCACGTAACGGCATGATGGGTCTTTCACCGGTCAAGGTGTTCATGGACACGTTTGGACACGGTCTAGCGTTGCAGGAATACAGTGCGAGGTTCTTTAGCAACTCGGCCTCACCGGGTGGCGTTATCAAGCACCCGATGAAGATGACAACAGAGGGGATGAAGAACCTCACTAAGTCATGGGAAGATGCGCACAGTGGACTGAGCAACGCGCACCGGGTAGCCATCCTCGAAGAGGGGGCCGAATGGCAGAGCGTAGGGTTACCGCCCGAGCAAGCACAGTTCATCGAGACATTGAAACTCAACCGATCGTTTGTGGCAGGTATATTCAATATGCCTCCGCACATGGTGGGTGACTTGGAGCGTGCCACATTTAGCAACATCGAACACCAGGATATCTCATTTGGCAAGCACACAATGGCACCGTGGTTCTCAAACTGGGAACAACAAATAACGCTTTCGTGTCTAAGTGAGAAGGAACGTTCGCGGTTTTTCGTAGAGTTCAACATGGACTCGTTGTTGAGAGGTGACACGGCAAGTCGGAACGCGGCATACCAGGTTGCACGGCAGAACGGGTGGATGTCGGCTAACGATATCCGAGAAAAAGAGAATATGAACCCGTTGCCGCCCGAGGTGGGTGATGTGTACCTCGTGCCAGCGAATATGTACCCAGCAGATGTTGCGGGTAGCCTCACGCCTCCAGCGCCGAAGGAACCACCGAAAGAGGAGCCGACAGAGGAAGAGCCCACCCGCTCTGTTGAATGGCGCGGTGCGCCGGACCCGAGGTTGAGGATACGACAGACGTTTGCGCCGATGTGGCGGGAAGCTGCAAACCGGGTCATCAAGCGGGAACGGGCAGACGTAATGCGTGCCGCTGAGAAGCACCTAGCATCAAACGATATGGGCGCATTGCGGGATTACCTGCGAGACCTCTACGAGAACCACCCGCAATTCGTGAAAGATGTGTTTGGTCCAGTTGTGCGGGCGTGTGCGACCTCTCTTGGTGATGCCATCAACCATCGGTTTGGGTTGTCGGTAGACCTTGAGGCACCGACATTTCGTGATTTTGTGGAAGCATATTTACACACATTCTCATCGAGGTGGGTGGGGTCTAGTCAAGGGCAAGTAGAACAGATCCTAAACGAGAACCCGGATAGTGCTATTGAGGCGCTCTCGGAACGGTTTGACGGGTGGGAAGAAACTAGGGCAAACAAGACGGCCGGCAACGAGGGGACGCGGCTAGATGGCGGGATTTCAAAGACGATCTTTGCCGCATCTGCCATCACTACACTGGTTTGGCGGGCACACGGGGAGTCGTGTCCATATTGCAGGGAACTGAACGGCAGGGTGGTTGGGATAGACCAGACATTCCTTGAGAAGGGAACGACATTCCAGCCAGAGGGGGCAGAAGTACCGCTTTACTCGCGGAGCAAGGTATTCCATCCACCCATTCACCGAGGGTGCGACTGCTCAATTGAACCTGCTTACTAGGGGATGAGAAATGAAACCATTTGAACGAAGAACCACAACGACACCGGAACTGAGGACGCTTGAGGGTGATAGTCCAAAGATTGGCGGTTATGCCGCTGTATTCAACTCGATGTCTCAAGACCTTGGCGGGTTCCGTGAGTTGATCCAGCCGGGGGCGTTCAGTAAGACGCTTGAGGATGCGCCCGATATCCGGGCGCTTTTCAACCACGATAGCAATATCGTATTAGGGCGCGTATCTGCCGGAACGTTGCGGGTGTGGGAAGATGACAAGGGGCTTGCGTTTGAACTGGAACCGCCCGACACGCAATGGGGGCGTGATGTCTACCAGAGCATCCAGCGCGGTGATATTTCCCAGATGTCATTTGCATTCGCACCGGTTCAAGACACGTGGCGCAAGGTTGAGGACGGGCCAGATATCCGGGAACTCGTAGAGGTGAAACTGAGAGAGGTATCACCGGTTACTTTCCCAGCGTATCCAGCGACCGAAGCAGAGGCACGGGCGTGGTCGGGTATCGAGATAGAACGAAGCGACGGAGAGAAAACCACGGTTCAGAGCCTTATTGAGGCTTGGACCGCTGACGTGCCAGAGGTGGAATACATACCATCCGTGAATATGAGACGTAAACAGCTGGACCTGCTAGCGGTCTAGTCGTTGATACATTAGGGGAGAGCCGGGGGACTCAGGGGAGAAACCCACTCTGCGAGGGAACGCACACCCTCTCTAGCCTCGAAACTGCGGTTGCCGCCTTGCGGTGACACAAAACTACACATTCGAGGTATGAATTATGCCTGATCCTGTCGAATTACGGCAGCAACGGGCTCAACTCATCCACGACGCACGTGCGTTGCTTGACAAGGCAGACGAGGAGAAACGCGACCTGACTGCCGAGGAAAACCAGCATTATGAGGACATTATGTCTGATGCTGGCGACCTTAAACGCCAATTTGAACGCGAAGAGCAGTTGCGCGGCGTTGAAGGGGACCTACAGACGGTACCCACCACGCACTTGACAATGGACCCGAACGGGGAGGTGCGTGAAACAGAGGTGGAGGAGACGGAGCCCGAAACACGTGAGGCGTTCCGCAGCTGGTTGCGTGAACCAACCCGCGAAAACGCGGCGGAGTATCGTGCACTCCAGCAGGATAACGCTACACAGGCCGGATATCTGATGGCTCCTGAGCAGTTTATGGCCGAGCTAATCAAGGACCTGGATGATATCCACTACATCCGGCAACGTGCGCGGAAGTTTCAGGTCAAGGGTGCCCACACGATGGGGTTCCCGAAACGGACGAACCGCATGGCTACGTTTGCCTGGGGTTCTGAACTAGGAACACCTACGGCAGACAGCACGCTTGCGTTTGGTAAGCGTGAGTTTGTGCCGCATCCCTATAACGGAGAACTGCTTGTTTCGCGTGACCTCCTCCAGAACTCAGCCATCAATGTTGATGCGCTGGTCCGAGAGGACTTGGCTTATGACGCGGGAGAGTCACAAGAAGAGGCATTCATGGAGGGTACTGGCAGCAATCAGCCGCTGGGCCTGTTCACTGCCTCTGACGATGGCATCAGCACGAGCCGAGACGCTTCCACGGGGAACACCACAACCAGCATGACGTTCGATGGACTGACGGAAGCAAAGTACACGCTCAAGGCTGGCTATCGACGCAACGGAACCTGGTTGTTCCATCGGGACGCGCTGAAACAACTCCAGAAACTAAAGAACGGAGAAGGCGACTATGTCTGGCGCGAGAGCGTACGCGCTGGCGAGCCAGACCGCCTCATGGGACTGCCAGTTCTTGAAAGTGAATATGTACCCAACACATTCACAACTGGCCTGTATGTTGGGCTATTAGGCGACTTCCGCTGGTACTGGATCGTCGATAGTACGGACTTCGAGTTGCGAGTCCTTGATGAACTCTACGCGAGAACCCGACAGGTTGACTTTTTGTACCACGGTAAGCTGGACGCTATGCCGGTACTGGAAGAAGCCTTTGTGCGGGTCAAGTTGGCGTAGGAAAGGGGGAATATGATGGCTGATCCTGGACTTCTAAACCATGTCAAGGTCGATAAGGTTATCAACTCGGTGTCTGCGGGCACTGCGACGAATTCCTCCGACATCCTTGATATGCAAGGGTTTGAGGGCGTGATGTTCGTTGCCTCGATGGGTGATGTTAGTAACACATCCGTCATTACGTTGCAGGTACAGCAGAACACCTCAAACTCTGCGTCGGGAATGGCAACGCTAGACGATGCCACGACCTCGTTC